GGATCTCTTCTATATAATCATTATCTCAAGAAGAAGAAACTTGAGAAGAAGTATCCAATCATCCAAGAGGGTGACAAGATCAAGTTTGTTTACCTCAAGGTTCCAAACCACATCGGTGATCGCGTAGTAGCATTTCCGTCATCTCTTCCGAAAGAGTTTGACTTGAACAGGTTTGTCGATTATACTACACAGTTCGACAAGGGTTTCCTAGATCCTTTGTCTAACATCCTGACTGTCATTGGATGGTCAGCAGAAGAACGAAACACACTAGAAAGTTTATTCGCTTAAGGAGAATACATGAGTTTTTTGAATGAAATTATTTCAAGTTCGGGTAATGAATACGCATCAACTGTTATTGATGGGTTGGAAGGAAGTGATATCAATGGATTCTGTGATACTGGTTCTTACAGTTTTAATGCTCTCCTATCTGGTTCCCTTTATGGGGGTATGCCTGATAATAAGATTATGGCAATCGCCGGCGAATCTGCTACGGGGAAAACCTATTTCACTATTGGGATTGTACATAAGTTTCTCATTGATAATCCTGATGGTGTTGTTCTGTATTTTGATACAGAACAGGCTGTGACTTCGGATATGTTCAAGGAACGTGGTTGTGATCCTGCTAGAGTTGCAGTGTTTCCTGTTAGTACCATTGAGGAGTTTCGACACCAAGCGATTACGATTGTTGATAACTACCTTGAACTAAAGAAGAAGGATCGTAAGCCTATGCTTATCGTTCTTGATTCTCTTGGTATGCTTTCGACTAACAAGGAAATGGTTGATACCGCAGAGGGTAAGACTACTAAGGATATGACTCGCGCCCAGATCGTGAAGGCCACTTTCCGTGTGTTGACTCTGAAACTTGGTCGAGCAAACATTCCAATGATCATGACCAACCACACCTATGATGTCATTGGTTCCATGTTCCCACAGAAAGAGATGGGTGGTGGGTCTGGTCTGAAGTATGCCGCTTCTACTATCGTATATCTTTCGAAGAAGAAGGTGAAGGAAGGAACTGATGTCATTGGCAACATCGTTCATTGTAAGTTGTTCAAGGGTCGAGTAACCAAAGAGAATTCGATGGTTGATGTTATCTTGAACTATGAAACTGGACTGCATCCTTACTATGGTCTTGTTGAAATTGCATTGAAGTATGAAATCTTCAAGAAGGTTTCGACACGCATTGAACTTCCATGTGGAACTAAGGTGTTCGAGAAGGCCCTATATCGAGATGCTGAAAAGTATTTCACCGATGATATTATGGCACAATTGGAAGTCGCCGTTGGTAAGGAATTTAAGTATGGTGTTTCCGTAGAAGACGAAGAACCAGAGGTCCAAGATGGATCTGAGTGAGACTGATATCATCACTGTATCTGAGGGGAAATACAAAGGCACCGACTTTCAGTTTGGTGCTGTTTCCCTTGAAGAAGATGAAGAAAATGATAGACTTCGGTTGAGTTTCGACTATAATATACTCGACTCACCAATCGAAGTTGTCGATGAAGAGTTTACACAGGTTGCTGGTGACATACTGGCATCTCTTTTGAGTGAAGGTGAAATCAAAAAGTATGAGAACGATTGAAAGTTTGGTTCTAGAAAATCTAATATACAATGAAGAGTTCACTCGTAAAGTTCTTCCCTACTTGAGTAAGGAGTTCTTTCATGATCGAACTGACGGGATTGTGTATTCTGAGATCAAGGAGTTCTTCAGTCTATATAATCTACCACCGACAAAAGAAGCGATTGAAATTTCGTTGAATGAGCGAAAAGATCTGAACGACGATGAGTTCAAATCCATTCAACAAGAGATGAGTTCCTACACGAAGGCCGTTGAGTCAGATAAACTCAATTGGCTGGTCGATCAAACTGAAAAATTCTGTAAAGACAAGGCGGTATACAATGCGATCATGGAATCGATCCACATCATTGACGGCAAATCGAAATCAAAGACAGAGAATGCAATCCCAAGCATCCTATCGGACGCCCTCGCAGTCTCCTTCGACACCCACATCGGACACGACTACCTCGAAGACTCAGAAGAAAGATACGAATTCTACCACAAAGTAGAAAGCAAGATTGCTTTCGATCTAGAGTTTATGAATCTGATTACCAAGGGTGGTACTCCTGCCAAGACTCTTAACATTATCATGGCAGGTACTGGTGTTGGTAAGTCTTTGTTCATGTGTCACCACGCAGCGGCGTGTTTGTCACAAAACAAAAACGTTCTGTACATCACATGTGAGATGGCCGAAGAAAAGATTGCGGAGAGAATCGACGCCAATCTTATGGACATCACACTTGATGATCTCAAGGATCTTCCCTACGAAATGTATCAGAAGAAACTACAGAACGCTACGAGGGGAATTAGTGGGAAGTTGATTATCAAGGAGTATCCAACTGCTACAGCGAATGCGAATCACTTTCGTATTCTCATTGAAGAACTTAAATTGAAAAAGCAGTTCACTCCTGATATCATCTTTATTGATTACCTCAACATCTGTACTTCTAGTCGTGTTAAGGCCAATGGTGGTGCCAACTCATACACAATCATCAAGTCAATCGCCGAAGAACTTCGTGGTCTTGCCGTGGAGCAGAACGTTCCTATCTTCTCTGCCACTCAGGTGAATCGAAGTGGGTTTACAAACTCTGACTTTGGACTTGAAGATACATCTGAGTCGTTCGGACTTCCAGCCACTGCCGATTTTATGATCGCACTGATTGCGACAGAAGAGTTGGATGAATTGAATCAAGTACTTGTAAAGCAGTTGAAGAACAGGTATAATGATACAGCAGTGAACAGGAAGTTTATTCTTGATATCAATCGTGCCAAGATGAAACTGGCAGACTCTAGTGTTGATGAACAAGCACTAGTAGATTCTAATCAAGAAGAAGGCAACGGCTACGGTAGTGGGTTTGATGGGAGCAACTTCGACAACAAGTTCAAGTCGTCGAAGACTGTAAATGACTGGACGATATGACATCTTACATAGATAAAAAGTTCATTAATTTAGTTTCAGGTAAACTTGATCGGTTCGCTTGGAAGAAAGGAAACCTAGCACAATGCCGCTGTCCTATCTGTGGTGACTCACAGAAGAACAAGAGCAAGGCTAGAGGATTCTTCTACGAGAAGCAGAACAACTACTTTTTTAAGTGTTTTAACTGCGGGTTTGGATCGAACATCTACAACTTCATGAAAGAAGTTGATCCGTCGATGTGTAAAGAGTATGCCATGGAGCAGTTCAAGAGTGGCAAATCTAATAACGTAAAGAGGACGGAAATGATATTTAGTAAACCAAAGTTCAAGCCGAAAGATGATCTACTTAAACCTCTGCTGTGTGTCAAAGATCTTAAGGAAGATCATATCTGCCGACAGTTTGTGGATATGAGAAAGATTCCAAAGAAGTTCTATGATATGCTGTATTATACAGATAACTTTCTTGGATATATGAAAGTTGTAGATCCAGAGTTAAATCCTGCTCAGTGGACAAACCAAGAACCTCGACTGGTGATTCCATTCTTTAATAAGAAAAATCAAGTAGTTGCAGTTCAGGGCAGATCACTCTCGATGAAGGACGAGTTCAATGCTCGGACGACTCTACGATACATCACCGTGAAGTCAGACAAGTCTATCGAACGACTCTGGTATGGTATGTGGCGTGCGAATCCGAAGAAGCGTGTGTATGTCGTTGAGGGACCACTGGACAGTTTGTTTATTGACAACACGGTGGCGATGGTGGGTGCTGCTGCAATTGATCAGGTTCCTTCTAGGTTTGTAAATAGTGATATGGTTTATGTTCTTGACAATGAACCACGCAATCGTCAGATTGTAAAGTTTAATGAGAATCTAATAGATCAAGGAAAGACAGTGTGTATTTGGCCAAATGGTATCAAGGATAAGGATATCAACGACATGGTGTATAGATTTACACCAAAAGAAATCAAAAAGATTATGGATGATAATGCGGTTTCTGGTTTAGAAGCAACGATGCGTTTAAATCGTTGGCGAAAAGTTTGACTATATACAAGAATTACTTTATTATGGAGAAGTGATATGACTCAGTTAATTGATCCCGTTAGTTTTACGACCGCAGTTGGTAAGATGCGAAATTTCTTTTTGGATAAGGGTTTCGTCGAGGTTCACACCCAGAATCGTCTTTCGATTCTTGCAGCGTGTGAGGATCCAACCACCGTTTCAACCTATGATTACTCAGGACAGGTGTGGCCTCTGCCACAGACTGGCCAGATGTGGTTGGAGTATGAACTCCTGAACAAGCCCATCGACACTGGTTATTTCTGTGTGTCAACTTCCTATCGACAGGAACCCAACCCCGTGCCAGGCAGGCACGATCTCATCTTCCCAATGTTTGAGTTNGAGATGCCAGGCAATGTAAGGGATCTTGAAGTGATGGAACGAGAACTCTGTGATGCTCTTGGTTTCGGTGAGTGTACCGCCAAGGCATACGCGACATGGGCAAAAAAGTATGGTGTTCGAGAACTAGAAAACGAACACGAAGAACTGATGTGTAACGATCACGGAACCTGTATGATTACAGACTTCCCGAACTACACTTCGCCTTTCTGGAACATGAAGCAGAACGGTGACGGAACTGCTGCAAAGATTGATGTCATCATCGAGGGACAGGAAACGATCGGTTCTGCCGAACGATCATCAAACCCAGACGAGATGAGTGAAATGTTCCATACCATTTCTGATGGTGGTTACGCTAACCTTCTCTACTCGAAGTTTGGTAAGGATCGAGTCGAAGCAGAACTCGAAGAGTTCCTGAAGTATGACTTCTTCCCTCGCGTCGGTGGTGGAATCGGCGTCACTCGTATGATCCGTGCATTGGAAATGAATAATGTCTGAAAAAGTTCTATGTAAAGGTTCGGTTGATTTGGTAGATCACATGGGGTCGGATCTCACGGTGTGTAACGCCGCACGGGTTTCGTTCTCAAAAGATACCGAGTGGGAGATTGATGAGGAAGCAGTTGCAAGACTGCGTGAGAGTGGATCCTCGTACCACCAAGAGGATGTACAGAAGTTAGGTAGTCATGATGCGAAGTTGTTGAAGTATCTGGCGACTCATCAACACTGGACGCCCTTTGCACATCCGCAGATCACTCTGCGTGTGAAGGCGCCTGTGTCGATTCGCACACAAATGTTCAAGCACAAACAGGGCTTCGTAGAGAATGAAATCTCTCGCCGTTATGTTTCGTTTGAACCAGAGTTCTATTATCCTCACTGGAGAGGAGAACCTACAGGTGGTGCAAAGCAGGGAAGTAGTGACTTTATTAGTATTCATCCCGAAGCAGAGAAGAACTTCGATAATGTGGTGCGTCTTGCGTTATACACATACAATGAACTTCTTCGCAACAATGTTGCACCAGAGCAGGCACGGTTCGCACTACCACAAGGAATGTATACCGAGTGGTACTGGACTGGTTCACTTGCTGCTTATGCTCGATTCTACAAACAACGAATCGACGCCCATGCACAGTACGAAGTGCGGGAATATGCGAAAGCAATTGGGAAGTTAATCTCCCCACTATTCCCTGTGTCGTGGTCTTATCTTACAAAATAGTTTATACATATAGTTCATATAAAAAGAAAACGGAGTAGTATTTATTATGTCAGGACTTCCAAGTTTATATCAATCTTTTATTCACCTTTCACGATATTCCAGATGGCTGGACGAAGAGGGAAGACGAGAATCGTGGGAAGA